CGGTGGTGGCCGTTTTGGCGAAGAAGGCGGCAATAAAGCAACAACAGGAACTAACATGAATGCAGGCGGCGGTGGTGGTTCTGGTTATCTTGGAGGCGATGTTGTCTTGGCCGAAACTGGCCTTGACGGTCAGCCAGGCGGTTTCGATGATATTCAACATAATAGCCGAATTGGTTGGGGCGGCGATCCAGATACAGATGGTAGAGATGGTCGTATCATCATCAATACTCCAAGCTACATGGAAAGAACAGGTAAATCATTCTTCATAAACGCTGCTGATATCGGTTCAATATCTTCATTCATTGTTCCACCAATGGTCACTTCGATTACAGCGAAGGCATGGGGAACAGGCGGTGGCGGAGGTATGGCCTTAACTGCTGCAAATGGTGATGGTGCCGGCGGTGGTTTCGCCCAGGCGACTCTTTCAGTAACTCCGGGCGAAACACTTTCAGTCAGAATTGGTGGTGGCGGCAGATGTAGAACGGACGGGGCAAACCACTATTCAGGTGGCGGAGGAGGCTATTCAGCCATATTCAGATCTTCTACAGCACTACTCGTTGCCGGCGGCGGCGGCGGCGCCGGCGGCGGCAACAACAGCGGCGCCGGCGGAAAAGGTGGTGAAGGGGGCGGCTCATCAGGAGCAAGCGGCAGCAATGGAACCAGATCGGGGTAAGGAGGCGGCGGCGGATCAGGAACTCAAGTAGCAGGCGGCGGCGGCGGCGCCGGCGGATCAGGTGCCAATGGGGTAGCAGGGGCTTCATTAAGTGGAGGAAATGGCGGTTCTGGTGGTACTGTTTCTGGAGGTGAAAACTCTGGTGGTACAGGAGGCATCGATGTCAGCAGAGCAGGCGGTGGAGGCGGCGGAGCAGGTTACTTCGGTGGTGGAGGCGGTGAAGGAGATCAAGCCGGCGGCGGCAGCACCACATCAGGCGGCGGCGGCGGGGGAGGCTCAAATTATGTTTCGGGAACATCAACAACATCATCTCAGGCAACATTAAAAGTTCCGCCGAACATTTCAGACGTAGATTATATTCAGATCCATTCAGACCCCAACGGATTTTTTGTGCAAGGGAACCCGGCTGGATATGGTGGCGGAGCTAAAGCGAATAGTTCGGTAACTGTTTATCCTTCACCAAATGATGGTGGAGCAGGGCTAGTTGTTATCTCATGGTCAATATAAAGGAAAATATATATGTGGTACGTACCAGAAACTAAAAGAATAATTTCATTCCCAGAAGGGTTTACAGATTCAAAAGGAATCTCTCATCCCGCGACCATCTTTAGAACATGGTCAGAGGCTGAACTTAACAGAATTGGGGTTCATCTTCTAACAGAAGACCCTAGACCTGAAAACTATCTTATAATCACAGGGGAAACAATCTCAGAACCTGAAGTTGGTAGATGGCACAGATCTTGGGATACCATCGAGCTCCCAGAAGAAAAGAAAGAAGAAATCAAAAAAGAAAAGGTCAAAGAAATAAAAGAAGCAGCAAAAACTTTTATTGAAGACATTGTTCCTCTTCATAAACAAATCAATCTTCTTCAGGAGATGCTTGAAAATGTTCTTGCTTATGGTGCTGATCAATCGGCATGGCCTAAAGAGAAGAAAGACAAAGCTGAAGAATCTGTTACTGATTGGGAAAAAGTCAAAGCCATCAGAGAGTTCTCCAATGAAATGGAAGTAAACCTCGACGCAATGACTGCCAAAGAAGTCGTGAATTTGAAAGTTAAAGACGAGAAGAACTGGTCTTAAAGGAGAAGATATGGCAACCACATTACCAGTCAGCAGAAATGAATTCAAAGAATACATCCTCAGACGCTTGGGTTTTCCGACAATTGAAATCAATATCGACGATGAGCAAATCGAAGACAGAATCAACGATGCTCTCGCCTATTATCAAGAATACCACTTCGATGGTTCTGAGAAGATTTTCCTAAAGCACATCATCACAGATACCGACAAGACAAACAAATACCTCACGATTCCAGATAACATCATCGGCATTACCAGAGTCCTCACATCTGGCTCAAGCATTTCAGCTGGTGGTGGAATGTTCAATGTGCAATATCAAATGGCCTTGAACGACATGTTCAACATGTCATCGAAATCTTTGATTCCTTATTATCAGACAATGATGCATTGGGAACTCTATAGCAATATCTTCAGTAAAGAACCTGGCATTCTCTTTAACAGAAAAACAGATAAGCTATATATTCATCACGATTGGAGTCAGCAGGCAGCAGGGCAATACATCGTGATCGAATGCTACTCTTCACTAGACCCTAATACTTACACAGAAATCTGGTCAGATAGATGGTTGCTACGTTACGCAACTGCATTAGTCAAAAGACAATGGGGCGAGCATCTAACCAAGTTCGGCGGAATCCAATCTTTGGGTGGCATCACATTTGATGGTTCAGGAGTTTTAAGCCAAGCACTTTCAGAGATTGAAAAGTTAGAAGGCGAAATGATGTCTTCTTATGCTGTTCCAGTCTTGGATTTCATTGGTTAAGCGTAACGAATTTATAAATACTTCTTAATAAACCAACATTGAGGATATTGGATTATCTATAGAGACGGATATAAAAGAACCACCATAGAAGCTCGCAGTAATATCTTCAAGGTGACGATATAAACTCTCTGGGCGACAAGTAGAAATTTATAAATAAACAAGAAGATATTCTACACATTTAGGAGATAAGTAATGGCCGCAGGTTCTTGGAAAATTTATAACTCAGCAAAACTCTACATTGGTGACGGTACCATGGACTTGGACACGCACGCTTTTAAAATTGCGCTTCTTCGTTCTGGATACACTCCAGCACTCACACATACCCAATATTCTCAGCTAACCAATCAGACGCCTTCTGGCAACGGTTACACCACAACTGGTGTGGCCTTGACTTCTGTAACTTATGCACAGACAAACGGTTTGGCTACATTCGATTCCGCTGATCCTGCGTGGACAGCTTCGGGTGGAACAATTATCGCAAGATATGCTGTTCTATACAATGACACAACCACATCTCCGGTAGATGCATTGGTTGCTTACTGTCTTCTAGATACAGCTCCAGCAGACGTAACAATCACAGACGGCAACACATTAACACTTCAGATTTCGGCTAACGGTTACTTCACAATCGGCGGAGGCGGCGTCTAATACTTTAAGAACTCATATTGGGAGGTTTGCAGGACAAGCGCCTCCCAATATTCTACTTGGGTCCTAACCCAGTCCTACGGGATATGACCTTACCCGTAAATATTAAGGAATACAAAATGCAATACAATAAAGGTCGTTTCAAACCAATTCACGCAGATAGATTAGAAAGATGGCTCGGTATTGACCGTATCAAGCAGCTCCAAAGTTATATGACTGACGGAGGAGGACCTGGGCAGAGATGGTACTACAAGCCAATTAATCTATCAGACGTTCCAGGAAGCGTTTGGATTACTGCAGACGGCGATTTCGTTGGAGATTTCCAAAGAGGTTTCTTTGATTCAGCTGCAGACTCATTAAGAAGACATACAAGAAAACTATGGGAACAAGCTGGGAAACCAATCTATATTCCAGACGCGCAATTTGGTGTAGGCTTCCTTTCTATTTCAGATGCTCTAAACAGGGCTTCAGCTGGTAACTCACAAAGAATAAATGGAAATATTCAAAAGACAGGTCCAACTGGTGTTGCCGCGGCAGCTTCTACACTTTGGAGATTAGGTGCGATGCCTACAGCTGGCGCAACCGGTACCGCTGCCCCAGGTGGCAGAGCTACAGTTTCATCTACAACTGGTGCAATGGGTTATGCTAATCCTGCCTCAGGCACACTCCATCTAACAGGAGCAGATTTTTCAGCTTCTGTTATCAACAATGCACTTATGCTTTATGATCGTATCTTCGACGTTCTAAAAACAATGAACTCTACTGCTACAGAATCTGTCACAGGTGTTCCAACAAGATATCAATCATCTACTACAACTTCTGCAGAATATGCAGGTGGTAATTTCTTATTCATTGAAACGGGTGGTACAGCACTCGCGGCAACCGCCCACAATTGGACCGTCGTTCAATATAGAGATGATGCAGGCAACGATACTCAGACACTTCCATCAGTTACAGGCATTTCAGGCTGCATCATCGATAGGTTCGACATGCCTGTCTCAACATGGTTTTGTCCATTAGCAACAGGGGACGTTGGCATCATGGATTTGGTCCAACTTCAATGTTCAGCAGCTGTTGCTACTGGTGTTATCACTTTCGTAATTGGTCATCCACTCGGTATCATGTCATTCCCGCTTATCAGCTCGCTTATGCCTTTTGATTGGCTAACCAATAGAGAACAAGCCCCAAGAATAATCGACAATGCTTGCTTATCATTGTTTGAACTTCCTAAACCAACAACAACTGCGACAATTTACACAGGCATGCTTTATGCCACATCAGCGGCGCCATAATGAAATGGAATTATTCAAACCTAGATATGTCAAAAGGCTTTCGACGCATTCAGGGCAATTGGAGCGCTGGCTCGGGGCAGAGAAAATTGACTATATTTCCAAGCAATTCATGCATGGCGGCGGCCCCAATGTTCCGTGGTATGGTCCGCCGGTTAATCTATCTGACGTTCCGGGGTCTGTATGGATTGGTGGCGATGGTGATTTTGTTGGTGATCTTGGGCGGGGGTTTTTTGCCTCTGCCGCTGATTCCATGGCAGATCATATCAAACGACTTTGGTACGCTGCCGGAAGCCCTATCTACATAAATGAAGCGCAATTCGCCGCCGGTTTTTCTGGAATCTCTGACGCAATAGAAAAAATGCGGACTGGATATCAACAAAAAGCAGTCTTCATAAAGACTGGATCTGCAGGCACAACGGGGGCTTGCGGCCCTCTAATGGCCGCGGGTGTCCAACCGGCGGCGATGGGTGCGCCAGGTTCGGCGCCGGCCGGCACGGTCAACGGCAACACTGATATCGCAGCTCTTATTCTTAATAATCCGGGCTCTGGCACATTACATCTACTTGGTGCCGATGTCTCTTCTTCACAATTAAACAACTGTATAATGCTATATGACAATATCTTCACCGTTAATAAGACGATGAATTCCACAGCAACCGAGTCTGTCACAGGTGTACCGACTCGGTATCAAAGTTTAACAGCAAGTGATCCTGACTATATTGGCGGAAATTTTCTTTTTATTCGCATCGCCACCGTTTTGCCGGGGGCGGGCCATAACTGGACGGTTTGCCAGTACACAGATCAGGATGGAACCACAAACAATAATTTTCCATCTATTACAGGCATTTCAGCCGGTACTAATCGGTTCGACATGCCTGTCTCAACATGGTTTTGTCCTCTGGCAACAGGAGATGTAGGAGTAAAGGCCCTCACGCAAATGCAGTGTTCAGCATTATTATCGTCTGGCTCAATCAGTTTTCATTTAGGTCATCCCATTGGTGTCATGATGTTCCCTCAAATATCTGATGTTATACCTTTTGACTGGTTGACAGTACGTGATATGGCACCAAGGATTTTTAACGACGCAGCACTTATGTTCTTTGAGCTTCCAAAACAAAGCGCAACGGCGACAAACTATCGAGGCTATATTGTAATGGGAAATGCGGTATGAATATAAAAATATTGCAATTGATAGCAGCGGAAGAATAACGTGACAACATATCGTCGTGGTCAATACATTAGTCGCTTTTTTATAAGTCCAAGACAGCAATTCTTTTCTGTAGGAAATGCTGCTGACCCTCAGATTCCAACCATGAATTTGGAATCGCACATTACTTTGCAGCCAGCGAATGCGACGATTATCTACACTGGAACTTTTCCAGTCCTTTCCACAGAAATAAACCTAGCTAACGCGACGATTACTTTCACCGGTCAAGTTCCTATTCTGCAACAATCGGGTGGAGCTTACGAGCCTGGAAAGGCGACTATAGAATATACGAACAAGACACCTGTCATAAATGTAGGTCTAAATCCTGCTAAGAATACGATTACTGTAACCGGTAAAGTTCCAGTTCTCGCCTATACGATTCCTATCGCTAAAGCAACTATGACAGTTTCCAATAAGACTCCTGTCATAAATGCAGGTCTAAATCCTGCTAAGAATACGATTACTTTCGCCGGTCAAGTTCCAGTTCTCAAAACAATTATTTCCCCCGCTGTTGCATCTATAACTTATTCGAACAAACTCGTAATTATCAACGGTAAGTTGAATCCTGCTAAGGCGACGATAACTGTAACAAACAAACTTCCTGTCATAAACAGAGGTTTGAATCCTGCTAAGGCGACGATAACTGTAACAAACAAACTTCCTGTCATAAACAGAGGTTTGAATCCTGCTAAGAATACGATTACTGTAACCGGTAAAGGGGTTGTTCTTCTCAATACTATACCTATCGCTAAAGCAACAATAACTGTTTCTGGTAAAGGGGTTGTTCTTCTCAATACTATACCTATCGCTAAAGCGACAATAATAATCAGCGGAAAAGTTCCAGGACTCTTAAATACTGTTCCAATTGCTAAAGCAACAATAATAGTCAGCGGAAAAGTTCCAGGACTCTTAAATACTGTTCCAATTGCTAAGGCTTCTATCACAGCTACTGGGCGTGGAATAATTCTTAACACACCTATCTCGCCTGCTGTTTCTTCTATAACTTATTCGAACAAATTCCCAACTCTTCTTTATACGTTCCCAATTGCTAAGGCATCGGCTTCTTATACTGGAAAATCAATGGTGTTCAACACACCATTGAGTCCAAGACAAGCTGTAATCAGAATTAGAGCTAAGACTTATATTGCAGGCGCAGGAACTATAGATGTTCTAAATTCTAATTTGATCAGATTCTACGCAAACAACACCATCGGTGAATTGCGTAACTTGAGAATTTCAGATTTCGACGGCACCGCAAGAATCGTTCGTGGTAATGCCACAGCCTTTGATTCTGCCGGTATGGAAGAATTCTCCAGCATTAGAATTTATAATTCTAACGGTAATTTCACTTCTACAATCTCAGCGGCCTCAGGAGAAAACTGGGCCCAGATGAACACGGTCCATTCTTATGGAACCGTATTTGGTAAACTTTACGACGCAGACTTCGATAACTCGCCTATAGTCACAGGCGGAACACGTGTCATTGCAATAAATCAATCTTCGATAGTTTACACGAATAAGTTGATTTCTTTGAAATCAACTGTTCCAGTAGCAAAAGCGACGATCAGTTACACAGGCCAGCCGCCTATTGCAGCGGCAGCGACAACTGCATTGCCAGCCAAGGCGGCGATTACTTACACAGGAAAAGTTCCAGTTCTTGTAACTTCAGTTGCGCCTGCTAAAGCCGAAATTATTTACACAGGCCATGCGCAATCAAATATCTTTGGTACGGTTGGTGCTCCAGCAAAAGCGACAGTGTCGGTTAGTGGAAAAGTTCCTGCATTACTCTCAACTGTTCCAGTAGCAAAAGCGACGATCAGTTACACAGGCCAGCCGCCTATTGCAGCGGCAACTGCATTGCCAGCCAAGGCGACTATCACAGTCGCCGGTAAAGTTCCAGTTCTCGCCTATACGATTCCTATCGCTAAGGCGACTGTCACGATAACTGGTAAAGTTCCAGTTCTCAAGTCAGCAATACCTGTTGCTAAAGCGACAATAAGCGTTACAGGGCAGACGTTAGTTGTTTCAGATGTAATCACACTTGGTAAGGCGACGATAACAGTCACTGGCAAAGCAATCACACTTCGCAATACCATACCAGTAACAAAAGCAACGATCAATGTTTCTAATAAGCCTATAGCACTTTCAGATACTGTACCAGTAGCAAAAGCAACGATCAGTTACACTGGCAAAGCAACAGCCCTTCTTTCTACTGTACCTGTTGCTAAAGCGACTATTACTGTTTCTAACAAAGCAATTTCACTAAAGACTACAATCCCAGTTGAAAAAGCTGAATTGGTCTTTACAGGTCAAGAAGTATTCGCACCGATTTCAGTTCCAATCGGTAAGGCGGCGATTAGCTATACCAGCCAGACACCTACTATTTACAGAATTACTGCCCCTGCCCCTGTTAAGGCGACAATTTCATTTACTGGTAGAAACATTATTGTCTCCTCAAACAATGGTAACAAGACAATAGAAATACTTGAAAACAGCATAATCTACGAAGGTCATGCCCCAGCAGTATCTCTAACAGGAAATGTTCTTTGCAAACCTGCTGCGGCCTCAATAACCTATATTGGTTATGCTCCAAGTTCTCATTCTTATTCTCTTGTACCTAAAGCAACCATTTCAATTACTGGTAAAGCACCGGTTGTCAACCATGTCTTGAAGCCTGCGAAAGCTTCAATAACGGTTAACATCGTCAACAATCCAAACTTGATAATCTACCACAGAATAAAACCTGCGGCTGGTGCAATTATTATTTCTGGAAACGCCCCGGTTGTAAAGATTTCTGTTGCTCCAGCTAAAGCAACGGTTACAGTTTCAGGAAAAGCTCCTACACTTCGTCTAACCGTTCCATTAAGCAGAGCGACAATAAACTACGTTGCAAAGACAATAACTCAAAAAGTTACTGTTAGACCTTCAGTAGCTCCAATCACAGTCACAGGAAGAACTCCAACGATTGGATTGTCATATGTCGCTATACCACCAAAAGCGTTCATTACATATGCTTCACAACTAGCAACACTTGCACAGAATATAAGACAGAAGCCAGCTAAGGCATCTATCACAATCACTGGGCAGCATGTTTCTAGAAGCGACGAAAATGTAGCTTTGACACCTGCTCGTGCTCAAGTGTCGTTGACGAACAAGACTCCAACTGCTTATATTCAAAAGATATTGATGCCGGCAAAATCAACTATATCTTATTCAACAACCGGCACTGCTACAGATTTAGTCTTCCTACCGCAAGATTTCAATTATAACTTCTATCAAGACATTTGGATAGATCCAGAGAATCAGCCACCAATCAATATCTCAGATGATGTTATCGGCGAAGTCGGAACAGCCGATGAAGCAGAAGACTCGGCGAGATATGACTATGCAACATTCAGAGATAGATTCCATACTCCTGACTATGTATGGACAGACAATATATCTGATAGCATGGTGATAGATGTTGGAACGGAAAATCCAACATCTAACAGCTCTATGACATACAATGAATATAGAAGAAGATTCTATGTCTAACTTTATAAATAAGACGAAGGAAAGATATGGTCAATTCACCGAATAGATATTTCAATACGAATAATTTTACGCCGACCCAGAAGATGGCAGAAGATCTGATCATCGAGGCTATTCGTATGCATGGGGTGAATGTCTATTACATGCCGAAAGAAATCGTCAACATGGATGATATCTTTGGTGAAGACGGCTTGATCAAGTTTGAAGATGCGGTCAAGATTGAAATGTATGTCAAGAACTCTCAGGGGTTCGGTGGCCAAGGCAAGCTGCTTGCCAAGCTAGGCGTCGAAATCAAAGAAGAAGTAATCTTCACTTGCTCAGTCAAAAGATTTGAAGAATGCCGTGCAGAACATTTGATTACAGAAACTGGTCAAAACTACGAACAAGAGTTGACCTATCGTTACGCTCCAAATCAAGTCAATGGCATTCTTATGGAAGTGGGTGGTATCGAAGGATACTATGTCCCCTTCTCAAGACCTAAGGAAGGTGATTTAATCTATGTTCCTTTTGCTCAGAAGATATTCGATATTAAATATGTCGACTCTGATGTGTCCTTCTATCAGTTTGGAAACCTTCATACTTTCGATATAACCTGTGAAGTTCTTGAATACTCAAGCGAACGTCTCAACACAGGCTACACTGAAATCGATAATATCGAAGAAAAATACACAATCGATTCTCAGAACTCATTGTTTAACACAGAAGCCGGCGAAATCGTCACAGATGAAGACGGTGGCACAACAATCTCTGAAGAGTATGACATTCATATCGCAGATCCTACAGCGAATAACAGTGCGTTTGCCTCAGAGTCAGACGACATTATAGACTTCTCAGAACGCTCGCCTTTCATTAAAGGGAACGTCAACCTCAAATGGTAAGGAACCATTAAACCGTGCTGAACCATTTATTTTATCACAGCTTAACTAGAAAATACGTCACAGCATTCGGCAATCTTTTCAATGACATTGTCATCCGCAGAGTTGATGCATCTAAGAATCAAATACAATCTATGACGGTTCCAATCACTTATGCACCGAAGCAGAAGTGGCTTTATATCGTCTCCCAAGATCCTGACAATAGAAATGTCGGTATCCTATTGCCTAGAATGTCTTTTGAAATGACCAGTATGGCGATAGACCCTACTCGTAAACTAAATCCAATCCACAAGAATCTTAAAGTGAGTGACGATAAGAATAAACTGTGGAATCAATTCGTTCCAGTTCCTTACACGGTGAATTGGGAACTGAACATCATGTCAAAGAACACAGATGATGCTTGTCAAATCGTCGAGCAGATTTTACCATTCTTCAATGACGACTTCAACTTCACAATGAATCTAATTCCAGAAATTGATAAGAGATGGGATATCCGCATTAACCTTCTAAGTTCCAACTTACAGGACGCATATGATGGTGACTTCAACGCAAGACGTCTTATGATGTGGACGCTTAACTTTGAAATGAAATGTTGGTACTTCGGTCCTGTTCAAAAGACTGGTGTAATTAAAAGAATCCAAGTTGATTTCCATGCTGTTCCAGGTTCAGGCAAAGTTGAAGGCGACGATTTACTCACGCCAGTCAATTCGAGATTGGTTATTACTCCTGGCTTAACAGCGAACGGAACACCCACAACAAATTCGTCTGAATCTATCGATTATCGAAATATCAACGCCGATGATGATTATGGATTCTGTGAGGATATATTCTCTTTCAATGATGGTAGAAGATACAACCCAATCTCAGGAGAGGACGTTTTATAAATAGAAAATCACGTTGATATAAAATTTTGGCAAGGTAAGAAAAGACCAGATATTTCAAAAATTGTTAAAGAGAATAAGACCGGTTCATTCAGACGGTATAATCAAATGGATAGAAAAAGAATATCTTGGCAAATTTTTACAATTGGGTTGATTGAAAGGGAAGCCGCCTCCTTCTACTAGAATTAAGATTCAAGAAACTATGAGAAAGAAATGGGAAAACGGTGATTATAAAAATCGAATAAAGAAAGGATATAAATTGCGACTACTTACAGACGTTCTGAATATAGACGACGATACAAAGATCGTGTCTACTCAGGAAGAAGCAGAGAAGGCGATCGTCGCCGCTGAACCAGATAGAGACGAAATCCAAATTGAGAGCGACTTCGATCGTGCCAGACATAATATCTTAGACGCATTGACAACAGCAAAAGAAGCAGTTGAACATATGTTCGTCATAGCAAAAGATAAAGAAGACGCCAAATCTTTTGACAGCTTAAATGGTTTGTTGAAGAACATCGCTGATTCCTCCAAGCAATTGGTCGACCTCTATAATACAAAACAGCAGTTCAAAGAACGCAAAGCTAAATCCCATCCACGTGCTATTGCAGATGAGAAGAGAGGCGATGTGAACATTAACAACGCTATCTTTACCGGCACCCCGGCCGAGCTCAAAACTTTTATAGAAAACCTCAAAAAGAGTTCTTGATCTTTCTAGAATATCCTTTATATTGGATGTATGGAAACGGAGAACTTTAACATGAACCCCAACTTACAGCAATACGACAACACATCAGAGAATGCAGTTAAGGTCGGCTGGAACCTCTTCCCCGAATACTGCATAGGTTACGAAAAGGCGAAGTTCGTGACACACGATTCCCGCCGCGGCATTTTCAAATTTCATAATTGATGGAGCGAATGATGACATATGCCGAAAAAGAAGTGGCTCGCCTTCAGCTCAAAATCAAAGAGCACACCTACAATATCAATGGTGTTCTTATATGGAAAAGTAACGACCGGCCCGTTCCGGTCGATGTCTTCAAGGATGCGAAGGTTGAAGCCCCCGCTGGGCAGAAAGAAGCCTGCGACAAGAACACAGCCGAATTCCTTGCTGAATACCGCAAAAATTACAAAGGACCGACAGCAGAAGAGTTCGCAGAGATGCGGGCAGCATTCGGTCCGGGGACTGAACTCGTCAACGTGGTAACTGGAAACAAATATAGGGTGTGAAAATGGGCGAAGGTCTTAGACGAGCGGTAGCAGCGGCGAAAGCCACCCACATTCAAAAACAAAAAGCCACTGAGTTGTCCAAGCAGGCTCCAAAGCCCGACAAGAAAGAAAATGAAAATGATGACAATTAGATTTACCTGGCGAGATCAGGTTCGCAGCTACGATATCATGGACCCTATCTCAGCAACGGCGGCAGTTAAAGCCGCCAAGAAATTGCTGAAGGCCGAGCTCATGGCCATCGGTCACGTTTCCACCGTGGGACAGTGGAAATGGAACATACAATAAGAATTCGCTTGATTTATTGTTTGTTTTGTTTACTATGGGATAACTAGAACGGTGGGAGTTTTAAATGAATATTGTGAAAATCAACGGCTATCTTTACGCCGGGACTTGTTTCGATATCATCGCCGATAAGATTTTCGTCGATGGGAACGAACAGATTCGACGTCTTGACGGCAAAAGGGCTGAAGTGATTCATCTTGGCCCGAGCGAGTACCTAGATATGGAGAAGGAGTGCGTTCACTAACACTCCTTCCTTTATTGTTAGTCGAAATCCTTTAGCAGAGCTGCCAAGTCATCGGTGTCGTCCGTGTGATTTGATGCTACAACTTTATCAAGGATGGCAGTTTCTTTATCAAAAGATTCTGCTACATTTTCCGACATCTTTTCAGCTGTCGAAACGACGTTTCCGTCTTTGATTTCCAGAACATCATGAAGCTTTTTCTTTAGCTCATCATATCCCTTATAGTTTGCTGGGTCGGTGAATTCCTTTAGGGAATGCGCCTTGGTCCAAATAGCGTCAATCTTATCGTCGCTATCAGCAATTGGGCTTGGGTTGTTGAACGATGAATCATCATAGTTCCGATAACCGCCTACTTGCTTAATTTTTAGTTTGAACGTTTGTCCACCCCAGAAATCAAACGGATCATTTGACTCTTCACCAAGCTCTTCATCAGGCGTCATAACATTTTTGACTTTCTCAAAAATCTTCACACCATATTTGAACAGGAATACTTTTCCGTTATTTTCTGCGTTTGATGGATCGTTTATGACCAAAATATTTGAGACATAGCTCTGTCTGCGCTTTTGTGCTCTTGCTTGGTCTTGCATTTCCTTTTCATTGGTTGCCCAAAGTTTGGAGTTGAATTCTCCAACTGGATCTGCTTTCTTAATTGAGGTTAGTGATTTCTCGATATACCACTTTCCCGAGGGGCCCTTGAAGCCGTGATCGAAGAATGTCGTCCATGGCAAACCTGCCATGCCATCAGCTGAATCGCCTGTAGGGGCTGGAATAAATCTAATGAGAGCGAATCCGGTTCCGACCTTATCAATAGTCGGTGCCCAAAAGCGTTCGTCCGCTTTACCTTTTTCGGCCCCGCGTGAGAGTCGTGCTGATTCTTGGATGAGTTTTTCGAGATTTTTTTGTGAAGACTTTTTCAAGTCTGATAGGCTAAGCATATTTTTTCCTTATGCGTTTTATCCACTTCCGAATTCATAATGTGAGGTTTATAGTTGCGTTATTTACGGTTTATCCACGTAAATCATACTCTAATTTCTTAATTATACAACTTCTTGAATTGATTTTCAAGTATTTTCGTATGCCTTTCCTGATTTATTTTCAGGAAGACTGAGTAGCTCTTAATCGTCTTCACGAACTGTTCCATAACAGGGTCAGCCGCTTTTGCTTCCCAGTATCTAAGAATCTGTGGAGCGCAGATAAGTAGGATAGCAACAGAGCTTGGGTGCATTCTACCTGAGGACATCACTTTAAAAACTTCTGGATGCCCTGTGTCTAGAGTGACGATGTCTTTTAATTTCTTGCATTCAAACTGTAAGAGATCGTTCCTGAAGTTATGCTCACTGGAATCTAACCATGCTTGCCATTTCTCATACGCAAGGATGTATTCCTTGTTCACGTAGTTTCCATAATATGTAGCTATGTTCCCATTCTTCCACCAACTCTCGACCATATTGTAGACGAAGAAGTTGATAATCATTTCTTCTGTTGGCAGTTTGCTATTGAGTTTATTGAGGATGAACCCTTCTTTGACTGTTAGTGTCTGAGGACTGAGTTTGCCATTGTATCGTAGGAAGTTATAGTTGGAATTGAAATGCAGCTTCAATGCCAAAAAGATTTCCTTTATTCTTTCGGGGCTGGTGGTCATTCGAACTCGATTATTTCTTTCTCTTTCTTAACCAAGAGTCTAAGCTCCATGGCTTCTCCCTCTAGTTTCAATTTGATATCACTGGTCAATAGAGGTGATATTGTTTCTATCTCGAGCCCTCTTTGCAGTGCACAAAACACAATTGATTCTATCATGGTTGAATTTGTTCGTTGATGGAAGTCTTCGATCTCTTTTGAGAACTCATCCTTCTTAACTATTTTTATCGGCGGTTGTTCCGTCAATCTTTCCTCCACAGTTTTTCCGAACGATGTCTTCTGTAAGAGGCTCTGCGTAATAAATTTCTAATGCTTCTACTTCTTCGTCTGTTGCGTTGAGGAACCAATGAAATTCACCAGGCTTCACAGTGGTTAGGTTGCCGGCCACAACCGTTGTGATATCGACTAGATCATAGTTATTCTTCTTGACGTGGATTTCTAATTTGCCTTTTATCACATAGAAGGCGTTCCATTTGAAATTGTGCTTATGTTCTGAACACCTGGTTTTAGGATCGATGCTGATGTGATGTATTTCTACAGTCGGAGTTTGAATTAAAGGTTTGGTTTCGCCCCAGACCTTCCCGTATTTCGTCATTTAGACCTCTTCTTATGATGCCTAATTATAACAGCTTGTCTTCAGGAAATCAAGAAAATCGAAAAATATTCTAGAAATAGATGTTGACTTTTCAGTAGAAGACATTATATTGGATATAGGAAACGGAGAAAAGGAGACTATCATGTCTGTTAAAA